TCCATACAAGTTGCTCAGGTTTATGGCCATATCGGATAACTCTAAAACAAGGGTATTGCTGCACCTGCTTGAAGTTAAGAGCAGCCAAAATTTGATAAGCAAAACCAGCCGAGTTTTGGCAGATGAATTAGGGATATCGAAGAATACCGTAAATACGGTGATGAAGAAGCTTCAGGAAGAAGGACTTCTTGTGAAGGTGAAACAGGGAACGTATTTACTAGATCCAGACGTGATGGTATACGGAGGTACTAACGCCTGGCGTGCTAAAGATATTTGGATGAAGCACCACAGAACGTGAGGGCAGCAAAATGTGTGATAAGCGTGAAAGTGCAGTTATGGGTCTACTACGTCAAATGAAAGACCGATTGGCTGAAGAAGCTGAATACGATTATGAAGCCAAAGAGATCGTTCATAAAATTGATCGGGTTCTTGTCGGAAAGCTTCCTCAGAAAAACAGCAACCAACTAAAAGAGAGTTTAAGTGAAGCAATTTAAAGATAATAAATTTGCGTGGACTCGGTAAGCTGTAGTAGACTAATATCAAATTTATTACCGAGTCCAATTATTATGGCAGTGCACCCTCTCGAAGAATACTTAATGACATCACAGTCCAAATCAGTATCCGTGCTGTTATGGATTTTGAAAAACAAAGATGACTCAAACCACCTGCACACTACCTTTGATACTGTGGCCAAAGAGTGTGAAGTAACAAAGGTTACAGTGAACCGAGTTTTTCAAGGCCTGTACGCTAAAGGTTTTATGGAAAAAGTACGTAACGGAAAATATCTAGTCCACAAAATCTGATGGAGAAAACCATGAGCGATATTTTAAAGTACTTCGAATATTCACACCTTCCGGCCAAGCTTCAGGAAGTGAGTAAACCCTTTCACGAGTTAGCACACAAAATGGATGAAGACCTTGATGGCTGTCCAGAAAAGTCTGCAGGGCTTCGCAAAATTCTGGAAGCCAAAGACTGTTGTGTTCGTGCTGCGTTGAATCCATAACAGGTGGCATTCTTCAAACGCACTGACAAAGAGCGGGTGTACGTAATCAAAATCGTACTGCCAGACAATACTGTTATACATAAGATTGGAATGACAAACTCTCCACGTTCAGCTGATAGGATGATGGAGATTTTGCGTTCCTGGTTTATGGCTTATAGATTTGTCCCATACACAGAACTACGCCTGGATATGGAATGTCGAGATGCCTACAAGCTTGAACAGTACATCCACAAAATACTGGATAAGAACCGGTTTGAACCAGACCTGAAGGTTGATGGCGGAACGGAAATGTTTGCGGATATTAACGAATTGAGAGTAGTGCAATTCCTAAAAGCGTATGGCAACAGCTCCTTTGTAGATCCTCCAAAGCTGAGTGAATCGGAATTCAGTACGATAAACCGGCTACTAACCCAGTAGATTCAGGAACACCATGAAAGAACTTTCGAAAGAATTAGTCATGTCACAGTTGCCAAAAAAGCAGCAGTTGATGGTTACAGAAGAAGATATTGGCGAAATAAACAAGTTAGCTACAGATCCGGACTATGGTCCTGAATTTCTTCAGTCGTACATGGACCACCTAATCGTCCTGAAAGACAATCTGAAAAACAGCCATTCACAGTACATCAGTGCGATAAAGTTTTTCAGTCTAATCGAAGGTGGCCACAGCCTACGAGACGCTTACATAAAAACATTCCCGGGTAGATGGGAAGATCGAACACGACGTAGCGATGATCCGGATACGGTCATAAACGCTGAGGCAAGTCGGTTTAACAAAACACGGCTGGTAAACGATGTTCGCCGAATGTCGGCTATACCGATACAGCTTATTCATAGGCACATACTGCACGAAGCTATTTTGTCTCAAGCTCACCTGATGCGTACTTCTCGATCAGATATGGTCAGACAGAAGGCCGGTGCTACGCTCATAGCAGAGCTGAAGCCTACCGAAGACCAGACAATCAATATCAACGTAGATGATGGGTCCAAGTCAGCAATACAGGAGCTTAGAGAGGCTACTGAAAAGCTTGCTTCAGCAGAGCGTAGATCTGTAGATGCCGGAGTACCTATGCGGGATATAGCAAATTCAGTCATCATAGAAGGAGAGATTGAAAACAGCAGGGATGATGACTAATGGATCTGGATAAGCGGCTTAATCTTATAGATTACGGATTTTTTGATACTGATTACCGGCCAACTCAGTTTGCTTTGGAGTTCATAGCTTTCGTAAAACTGGTTAACGGTTCTATGGGGGAAGAGAACAAATCTCCAATTATCCACTATGACATGCTAGATCAACTGTCAGAAGAACGCCCGGGTGACGCTACAAGATTCATTCAAAACCTGTATGTGTCATTTCGAGGTTCGGCTAAGACAACGGCACTGCACGAGTACATGTTTCTCTATTTGGCAACTTACGGCGGTATCAAAGGAATAGGCAATATTAACGTAGCTATGTACATCAGTGACACCATGGAGAACGGTGTGAAGTCCATGAGGAACAATCTGGAGTTCCGGTGGAACAACAGCGAGTTTCTTCAGAAGTATGTTCCGTTTGCCAAGTTCACAGATGTTAGGTGGGAGTTCAAGAATGCTGACGGTAAGCGTTTGACAATACGTGGCTTTGGTGCAACTACTGGTGTTCGGGGTTTCAAGGAATACGGTGAGAGGCCAACTTGGTGTCACGCTAGAGGTACTGAAGTAACAACAAATGAAGGTACTCATCTTGTTGAAGATTACTCTAATGCAATGCTGAAAGAGGATTCCGGCTTTGATGTAAAAATTACAGGCATGACAGGCTCAGAAAGAGTAACGGATGATCACCAGTATTGGTGCAAGACCACAGAAAAGAAACGTGTAAAAAAATACACGTCTGATGGCAAAACAGTTAGCAGCACAGAGTACAAAGATTTAGGAAATGGGTGGGTACACGCTAAAGATTTGTCCTTGTCTGCGAGTGTTGGAAGTCAGACAGAAAAGACTCACTGGCTTGGCGAAAAAATAGACATGTCAGTACAAGATGTACCTTATGACCATAAACACAGCAACAAACTAGAGTGGTGGTGGCTATACGGTCTTTGGCTTGCAGACGGATTCAGAAGTGCTAGGCACCTGTCTTGGTGTGTTGCCTATACAGAAGAGCATACAGTTGGTTCTAAGCTGCTTAGATGCCTTACTGAGCTAGGGTATGGCTATTACAGAAAAGAAGGTAAAGGCTGCTACACACTTACTGTATCTGACGCAAAATGGAGCAGGTTGTTAGTTGAGCACAAAAGAGGTAACTCAATTAAAGATTTACCTGACTGGGTTTTGACAGTAGATACCTCTTTTCAGAGAGAGTTACTCCATGGGTACATAGCAGGTGATGGTTATGAGACACCAAAACAAACCCGTATCAATAGCGTTAACCCTGTAATTCTTAAACAGATGGGAAAGATATGTGGTCGGTTGGGCATCGCTTACACCATCAGAAACACTAAAAAAGAAGGAGTAGAAAAGTTCCCAAACGGAAATACTTGCAACGTAAGGGCTCAACAGGAACTACGGTTTAGTACGTTTGATCAGGACATTTCAAAAGTTGGGGTGTTTATAGATAACGGGTTTATTTGGAGGAGATTTTCTAAAAAAATTGCTGTAGAAAAAGCTGTGTTTGTTCCTATTACCACTCCTGATCATACGTACACTACAGAGTTTGGCCTGAGCCACAATTGTGGCATGGACGATTTAATGTCAGACAAAAACGCTGAGTCACCAACGATTATCCGAGACATAAAAAACATTGTGTACAAGGCAGCACGGCAAGCAATGCACCCCAAGAAGCGGATTGTTATATGGACTGGAACACCTTTCAACAAATCAGACCCATTCTATGAAGCTGCCAGCAGCAACGCCTGGAATGTTCGTGTGTATCCAATATGCGAAAAATTCCCGTGCAGCAAGAAAGAATTTAAAGGTGCTTGGGAAGACAGATTTCCGTATTCCTTTGTAAAAAACGAGTATTATTCACTGTTAGAAAGTGGCGAAATCAGCTCTTTCAACCAGGAGCTTATGTTGAGAATCACAAGCGAAGAAAGCCGACTTGTAGTAGACAGTGACCTGGTTTGGTACAACAGAGATTTGGTTGTTAAAAACCGTTCAAAATTCAACTTCTACATTACCACTGACTTTGCCACATCTAATGGTAAGAAAAGTGACCTCAGCGTATGTGGTGTTTGGGCTTACACCAACAACGGAGAATGGCTCTTAGTAGACGGGTTTTGTAAACGACAGCTTATGGATAAGAACATCAACCAGCTGTTCAGGTACGTATCTATATACAAACCTCTCAGCGTTGGCATTGAGATCAACGGACAACAGAAAGGTTTCATTCAATGGCTGAAGGGAGAGATGATAAATCGAAATATCTTCTTCAACTTTGCTAGGCAGGGAAGTGTCGAAGGCATTCGTCGTTCAGCCAAAAAAATAGTATCCTTCAAACTGTTTGTTCCACAAATCAAAGCTAAAAAAGTTTGGCTTCCGGAGGAGATGAAAAAAGATGCGATAGTGACAGAAATTGTAGAAGAGCTGACGTTTGTAACTGATGAAGGGTTTCAATCTAAGCATGATGATGCCGGAGATATGATGTCTATGCTGGTAGAGATGGACCCATACAAGCCTGGTGAAGCTGTTGAAGTTTCCTACACAGAAGATGAAGACGGTAACCACGGCATGTTTGTAGACGATGAAGAAGAAGGCTTATACACTGGCAGCACAATATTTTAGGGGATACCGCCGTGAACGTTAGCGAAGCTATCGAAATACTTAGCAAATCTGAATTGAAGCAGCTAAATCTCAGTGAAGATAAGGAAGCAATTATTGGTTACCTTAATATGGGTATTACTGAAATCCATAAGCGTTTCGATCTGTGGGAAGAAACGGCAACAGTAACTATGGCAGCTGGTGTAAATAAGTATACTATCAGCCAAGAAGATACCAACGTTGCACTAGACAGCGTAGATCATGAATTTATTATGATAACTTCAATCTTTGATAAAGAAGATGAGAAGATAGAAATAAATCTTCAAAAAAGCGATTACAAAATAAAAATCCCCAGATACAACGTAATAAAGATTGGAGTGCCTGTAGCGGGTGATACTCTTGAAGTTAACTATAGAGCGGCTCCAAAATTTCTTACTTTTGAAAAACAACCTATTCCGTTACCACCTCAGTATTTTGAAGCACTGTTTAACTATGTTGGGTACCGAGCACACGCTTCTGTAGACGGTGACATCAAAGCTGAAAACAACACACACTTCATGCGATTTGATCAAAGCTGTAAAAGAATTGCTATTCAAGGACTTCAAAATGAAGACTCCATGCAAATTTTTAAGCTTGAAGAACGTGGATTTGTTTAATAAAAGATACCAAAATTAGGATGACAGCATGCTTACTGAAAATGAGTTTAATATCATTTACGAATTTTTAGACCGAGTAACTGTAAAAGGGCACAATGAAAGAATTGCCATGAATTCTGTTATAATCAAGCTGCAAGAAAACACAATAGTAGACAAAAAGAAGACAGTACCAGTAAGCTCTAATATTGATAAATCGGATACTGATTAGTAAACACAACACACTTTTGAAACAAGCATAAACACTGAGACATTACCAATGGCATTTATTACTGACGCAGTTTACGACAACGGTCTTATATACGCACAGACCAACGGCACTCGATTGGACATTACCAGCGCAGAAGCTACCACATACGCAGAAGCGACCAGCACTTTGACGTTTGGAAACGACGCTGTAACCTTAAGTGCACCAAGTAACGGCGCAGTTGATGGAAGGCGTGTAGAGATACCGGCAATTACGGCAGGAACAGTTACTGGGACTGGTGACGCTGCTTATTGGGCACTTACTAACGGTACCGATGAGTTAATCGCAACAGGAACTTTAACACCACAGACAGTAACAAGCGGAAACATTTTTACGTTGTCTGCCATCAGCATTGCGTTGCGTGACGCTACGGCAGTATAAAAATCAAAGTAATTGTTATTTCTTACAATTTGGTAAAAAGCTAAAATCAGGGTACACTGTGTTTTAGCATAATGTCGCAGCACTTGCCCCTTTATGGGGCTTTTTTATGGAGCCTTTATGGATCGTGAACTATTAAGATCGCAGCTTAAACGACATGAAGGTACCGTGTTGAGACCTTACCTTGATAGTGTTGGCAAATTGACTATTGGTACGGGCCGAAATCTTGACGATGTTGGCATTTTTCCAGACGAAGAAGCTTTAATGTTCAAAAATGACATTGATCGTTTTGAGCGCGATCTTAATGAAGTTTCTGAGTACCTATCCCTTGATCCTATTCGCCAAACTGTAATTGCAAACATGTGTTTTAACCTTGGTTTTTTTGGTTTAATGCAATTCAAGCGCATGTGGAAAAACATCGGCAAACACAATTACAAAGGCGCTTCAAAGGAGATGTTGGATTCGAAGTGGGCAGTACAAGTGGGTTATCGATCCATTGAACTTGCAGAAATTATGAGAACTGGCGAGGTTAATGGTGAATGAAAACGAAAGCCAAACTGGCCCACCACCATTACGTCAGCACGAGCGTCCATTCACTGACGAAGAACTGCGCGAGCTGCGCGGCATTCTTGAAGCAGACCGCAGAATGAAATGGCTGATGGCTTCAGCAAGAATTGGGGCTATTTGGCTTGCCGCAATTATCGGCACTGTATCGCTACTTTGGGACAGCGTTGTACGCTTCGTTTTGCATGTGGTGGGTAAATAATATGCGATCCACCCTTTCAGGCCCATATTACGGGGAAAACCGCAGGAAAATACATAGGCGCTATCCGAATATGGGCCGATTTACGCGATACGCACTTTACGTTGCGATTGCGAGTGCTGCATGGGCGGGCTTTAAGCGATTTGAGCCAGTTGTATTCCCCGTTGTTACAGGCTTTGAGATTACCAGAGCACAGAGCGAGGACGGCGGAAGACTGCGCATAAGCGGCACCTTTGACAAAGTTCGTCACTGTGAATTTTTGGAGCTCATCGGCTACTCTGGCAGCCAGTTTGTGTCGATCGCCTTTGCTGAGCTGCCAAACGCTCAAGTGCCCAGCCGATTAACGGGGCGGCAGACCTACGGGCCGTGGTTACTGGCACCTGAAGTTAGTAATCTTAAACTGTACTATCGGCATCAGTGTGCAACTGGAGAAGTAGTAACAAATATTTTTGATGGCGCGATAGTGACACTAAAAACCTATAACACCGGGGAATAAAATGTTATCCATTAAATCCGCATTTGCAGTTTTTGTTCTATTATCCATGGCTGCTTGCTCAACTATTGAAAAGATTGAATCCAGTCCGATTGCTTCTGAACTAATTACAAACCAAATCACTCTTCGGTTTATCGCTGCTGGTGATAACCCGGTAGATCGAGCTTCCAACCTACGTGACACACTAGATGACATCCGATTGCAGGTAAGCGGTCCCGAGCTTTACTCCTTGGCAGACATCGAAGGCGTTGTGCGTGACCGTATCAATTGGGCTGATTACAGTTTGGCAGACCAAGAGCTGCTGAATTACGGTTTGACCACTGCCCGAGTAGCTATACAAGACCTTGTAGGTGAGGGGGTGATTGAGTTAGACCAAAGAGAGTCTCTTGAAACTTTGATACGTTGGATTGATCAAGCAGCTCAGAGAGTCCGCTGATGACGATGATGCTAAAGACGGGCGTAGCCCACGGGCTACCGAAGTTCTCTGCGCTGGAGTACCGCCACGTGGGGCCGGATGCGTGGCAACTGACGCGGACCTTCCTGTACTTTGGGAATGGCTACGTCATCGTGGTCCCCTTTGGCTTCATCACAGACTTGGACAGCATACCTCGTGTCCCGTTTATGTACGCCCTGTTGAAAGGCCGCAGCGTAAGAGCGGCGACCGTGCACGACTACCTGTACAACACACAGGCGGGCAAGGCATACGCGGACAGCGTGTTTCTGGCGGCTATGAAGGATGAGGGCTTGCCCAAACGCCGCCGGTACCCTATATACTGGGCCGTAGCACTGTTCGGTGGCCCGTCTTATAACCAGCACGCGGAGAGTAAATAATGACTACCATGCAGAGCACTAAGAAGGTCGCCAAAAACAGCGGCGAACTTGGTGGTGCGACTATAGCGATCATCCTGTCCAAAGTGGCTCAGGCATATGGCATACCGATCGGGGAGACAAAAGCGATTGTACTCGGTGGCTTTCTAGTCGGCATCGGCTCCAGTATCCGTCACCTAATCAAAGACGATTGAGGCACATTATGAAATTTGCAGCGTTTTTACTCGTAGGCATGCTGGTCACCTTGGCAGTACAAGCAGCACCGGCTAACTCTGACCTGAGTTGGGAAGCCCCCACTACCCGCGTTGACGGTACCCCGCTGGACCCCGCTGATATTGCAGAGTACCGGGTGTATTACACAATCAATGGCGAGCCACAGGGTATAGACCCCATCGTAGTGAATGGCACCTCAGCAAGCGAGACGGTGACGCTGGAGCTAACACCCCGCGTTGAGCCTTACGTGATAAGTTTCTCCATTACCACGGTGGACACCGCAGGTCTTGAGTCTGCACAGTCAGAGACAGTGAGCAAGACTTTCCAAGTGGACAGCACTGCGGCACCGAGTGCGCCTACTAATTTGCAGTTCACGATTGTCTGCGGTGACAGGTGTACGATTACTGAAGTCGGGGCCAGCCCACCGTAGATACCCTATATACTGGGGTGTAGCCCTATTCGGCCACTGGGCCTATAACCAATTCGCAACACAAAACCGAGGGGATGCAGACTGATGGCACAGACAAGCAAAGTGGAAGGCGTTGTGCAGATCGACGGTACCCCCGCCGAGCGCACTGTCCGTGCCTTCGGATATGACGCCGTTGAACATATCGTCGGCGAGAAAACCGTAACGCTGAGCATGACCCTGGGGCAGGCCCAGAGCGACCCCGAGACCGGCGAGTATTTGATCGACCTTCTGGGCGGCTACATAGAAGGCGTATTCGTGGTGGCGTTTGACGACTACGGCAAGAACTTCTTGCCGAGCCTTGCGCTGGCCGCTGGCGATCGAGTACACCCGACCACCCCCAACGGCCACGTTTTTGAATGCACCGGCGCGGGCATCTTGCCGTCGACAGAGCCGGAATGGATTGTCGACACCGAAACCGCACAGCTTTACGGCAGCGCCTCGATGATTGCCAAACCCTTTTATCGTCCAATGGTGCAGGGGCCAATACTTCCGCTTGCTTCTGACCCGGTCGAGCTCTGGACGCCGGCGCAAACTGGAACAACGGTCTGGTTTGATCTGGACGATATCGAGAGCTACACGGTTGACGCCGCCGGCGGCATAACTCTCGTGACTGACAGGTCTGGCAATGGGCATGACCTTGCTCAGGACACGCTGGCAGATCGCCCGACTCTGAGACAGGAAAACGAAAAAGTTCTGATGAGCTCTGAAGCGGGAACCCGAAGCGTTTCAACAACCGAGAACATCAGGGCGAAAGGGCCTGTTTCAGTTAGTGTCGCCATGATTACCGACCCGCATGGCGGTGGCGGGAACTACGAAATGCTTTGGCAAATAGGCGACTTCTTCAACCATTCCGTCGTCCGGTATAACCGAAGTGACCGGCAGTTCCTAACCACCTATATGAACGGTGTGAACGCAACGCCCGGCACGGAGTTTCTGACTTATTCTAACGCCGGCATTCCGTTGCACGTTCTGACGGTTATTCTTGACCCAAGCGGCGCGCAGAGCCACCACATAAACGGCGTGGAAATCAGCAGCTCATCAGAGGTTTTTGACGGCGACGCGGTCGATGAAATCTTAACCATGTTCGATGGGTCAGGCCTTTCATCCGCAAAACCGTTTCACGGAGCAATCGGCGAATTCCTCATCGAGCCCGTTGCCCTGGACGCTGAAAGCCGACAGATCAGGGAGGGCTACCTGGCGCACAAGTGGGGCATCGCCGCCGATCTTCCAGACGAGCACCCTTATAAAGTTTCCGCGCCGGTCGGTAATACCTAGTGGTTTACGCTCCGGAGACCGACCCGCTCGCCATTGTCCTGGACCTGGGCGCGCAATACAGCCCGACCCTGGACCCGCTGGCGGTCAACTTTGACTTCCTGCCTACAGGAGAAGCACAACAGCTATTAGCAAACGGTTTAGAAGCATATAGCAGCACAAAGTCATCAGATATTTCTCAAATACATACGATTGCACCAGGTAATTTGGTATCTGGAAGCAGCACAGCCAACACTGCTATAGCGCAAACACAAAGCCTGTCTGCTAACAGTTTGGAATCTTTTGCCACAGTCACAAATGCCTCACTGGTAGAAGAAGGCCCTGACGCAATAATCTCAGAGTATATTGAATCTGTAAGCACTACTTCAGAAACAGTGCTATCACAAGTTCACTCACTTTCAGCAATCAGCTTGGATTCTGACTCAAAGCTTACAGAACCAACTTTGATGGCTAAGGATTATCTGTTAGCGTATGGCGTAGATTCCTGGAGCAAGGTATCAATACCCGCATTAGTACAGATTCAATCTCTGCAGTCTCAGATAATAGTGTGCAATCCGGTTACCAGCAACGGTGTGTTGGAACAGATCCACACACTGACATCAGGCAGCATTGAAGCAATTTCCACAGCCGGTATAGTAAGAGAAATATGGCGAGTAGATATTCTAGTAAATTTGAATATTAGTAAAAAAATAAACCATACTCTGTATCAAAGCAGAAAAGTAAGTTCCACTTTGAACTTGGACTAAAAAATGAGAGAAGAAAGCTTACAAGTCGGTGCAGTCGGTGCAGAGATAGAGGTATTTATAGTAGAATTTGATAATGAAACTAATGCAGATGCACCTGTAGATCTTTCTTCTGCCACAAATCTAGTAATAGAGTTAAAGCGTCCAGACAACACTACAGTATCAAGAACAGGTCTTCTTTCTACCGATGGCACTGACGGTAAAATGTATATGCTCACTATTAATGGTGACATCAATATAGAAGGAACATACTATATCCAAGGCAAGGTTGTTTTAGCTGGCTGGAACGGATATTCATCTATTGGCAAATTCGAAGTAAATGATAATTTATAAGGCTCAGTAATGAATGACGAACCTAAAAA